ATTTGTATATTTTTCTCTGGAATAAATAACTATACATGAATCATAACCTTTTAAATTTTTAATATCAATATTTTCATGTATAGTTAATTCATTATAATAATTAATTTTCTTTTCTTTTTCAATTAATGATGTATTAAATAATTTACTATTTTCTTTAGCTTTATCGGAAAAAATAGATAAATTTAATTTTTCTTTTAACTTTTCTTTATATTCTTTTGCTTTTTCTTCTCCAAATGCTTCCTCATATGTTTTACCTTTAACAATACTGCTATTAGAAATTTTATCTTTTATCGAATCTAAATTTGGATTATTAGATAATGTGTCGCCACCATCTCCTCCTTTTGATATATTATAACCTATCGTTAGATTAGTTGAATTTAAATAATTAATCCAGTATTTTTCTTTTAATGATAATTCTTCATAATTATCTGTTTTGTCTATAATTTCTTTTTTGAAATTATCTAAACCATATTTTTGTATAGCTCTTTTGATCAATAAACCAGACCCAAAATAATTTGAGTCTGATGTTGTATCTTTACCTATATAAATTTTATTGTTAATTAAATTAGTAATTTTGTAGATTTGCATTTTAATATTTATTTATTATAGAGTGAATTTTCTATTTGTTTACCATTATATATTAAAATGTCCGTTGTTCCTCTACCAAAACCCACTGTAGGATCCTGAAAATAAATTTTTATATCGGGGGATTCTACAGCTCCACCAGCCTGCCGTCATTTTATCTTTTTTAAGATGACATTTATGTCTAGCTACAAAAGATTTTCTAGCTGCTGGATTTCCTATTTTAGTTGTTAATCCACCTTTTAAATCACCAAAGTTTATTTTCTTAACATTACCAGTTTTTGGATTTCTAACATAAACTTGATATTTTTTAGGTCCAGAACTTCTTGTGGGTTTATTTAATTTTACATTTGTAGGTTTTTTAGCTTCATTTATCATTTCCTCTTCAAATGGAAAATCTAAAGCAACATTTTTGCCTTCAAATTCTGCAAATTTACCTATATCAGTAGTTTCAAATAATTCTTTATCTAAATCGCTTAATTCGATTAAATTATTATCGTATAATTCTCTTGCTTCGTTTAATAATGAAAAGAATGCTTCTGAACCTGGTCTAAAAACATTTTCTAATATAGACATCTTATTATCTACGTGGTATTGCAAGTTTTCACTCACAACTATAAATGTGTTAAAATTTTTAATGTGAATCATAATGTATATATAAATTAAAAAAAGCCACTTTTTCAGTGGCTTTTTTTAATTATTTTTTAATTAAATTTTTACTCTTTCTTTATATTGTAATTCTTTAATTGCTTGTAATTCTTCATTTAAAACTTCTTTTCTAGTTTTTAAATTAGTCATAGCAGTTGTTAAAACTTCTGATTCACCAATATACTTAATTGAAGTTTCTAATTTAGAAATATTAAAGTTTAAGTCTTCCAATTTAATTTGAATTTCTCTTTCTTTATCTTCTAATTTTCTTTTAACTATCATTTCTTTATCTAACTTATTTTCATAGAAGAAAGTTAAATCATAATTAAGTTCATTTCTAACCTCATTTACTAATTCAATAGCAGATTCATATTTAAAGAATGAATTACCATATCTTTCATCACATCTGTATAAATAAGTAGCATTTTTATAATTAAATGCAAAACATTCTAAATAAGGATTAATTAAGTTGTTAACTCTTTTAACAACATCTAATTCAACAAATTTATTTGTATTGTTAGCAACTTCTACTAAAAGTGGATAAAAATTTCTATTTACAATAGGAATAATTGGAGAAGCGAATAATGATTCTAATGTAGTTTCTTTCATTTCGTCATCATTGATAAAAATCACACCTTTTTTACCTACTGATAAACCAATAGTTAAATTTTCTGATATTCTAAAATTAATTCTATCATCATTTATAGATGCATAGTTCATAGCAGTTTGAAGATCTCTCATTAATCTTAATTTAGCACCATCTGTAATATGAGTTTCTAAAAGGGTTTTTTCTATATTGTTTTCAGCTAATAAAAACCAAGAATCTTTAACAAGAGCAATATAACCTTCTTCAACTCTTTCAACTATAGTATAAACTGATTCAGATTTACCTCCAGATAAAAGATTTGTTTTTTGCTCTGGTGATTTTGTTAAATTATGAACAAATAATTTTATTTCAGGAACCCAATCATAGATTGCTAATTCATTAAGAACCTTTGCTAATCTATCTTGATCTGTTTCAAGATTAATAGTTTGTAAAACAACATTTATAGGTTGTCTATAAATTTCGCCTTGATTTTTTGAGTTTAACACATTATATAGATTCTTTAATTCATATAAAAGCTGATATTGAGACATATCCGAATTTAAAGATTCTAATAACTGCTTAACATCAGAATCGTAAGTATATGTTTTAAGTTTCTCATTTAAAGATAATATAATTTGCTTCTCAGATGCCACATTACATGCATTTAAATGGCTTTCAACAATCGCAGAAACATCTGACTGATCATAAGTCAAATTCTTTTTAAAGTTGAAAAGCTCTAGTTTGAGATTCTTCATAATTACAAAATTAATTTTTTATAGTTTATTATATATATTACTTTCCAAAACCCTGTTTTTGACGGATTTTCGATATATTTTTTAAATAGTATTTCCGTTAGTATTATCTATATTTCTTGGATCTTGTTGCATTCCATTAGAACGATAGATATTTGAATACCACTTTGTTTTTTTGGGTATTACAATAGGACTTTCTTCTTTTTTAAATGAATCATATTGATAAGCATCTGACCAATTATCTGGTGTCTGTATTCCTCTTATACCTGTTAATTTTGGTCTTCTATATGCTGGATAAAATGTCAATACTTCAAAGTTGGCAACTAATTTAATCTGATTATTAGATGTAAAGTTCTTTTCTCTTGTTATCTCAAATTGACTAGATTCAGGTAATTGCATAACAGCAGTTATATTAAATTGATTATATTGAAACTGCATATATTTGTATATACCAATTGTATTCATTAATGCCTCCGCACATTTAAAACAATCATTTTCTGAATTTAATATTATAGATAATTCATATTTTAATGATAAAGGCATTGGTCTAACCCTTGCTAAAATATTTTTTACCTCATTTTTATCTTCAAAATTACATCTCATCCAAACATTAGGATTTGCCATTTGTTCTGTTAAAATATCTTGACCAGTCCAAGTTAATACACCTCTAGGTATTATATCAGTATTTAATTCTGTTTTCCTATTATCAGAAACAACGTCATCTACAAATGTATCAATTATGAATTTTTCATCACCTGTCATAGAATAGTAAAAAGGAACAACAACTTCTCTAGTTCCAGAAGAAAATTCATAATTCCAATATACCTCACCTTCTAATGTATCTAATACGGTAACAGTAACAGACCTAATAAAATCATCTTCAAAATTAGTTTTATCACCTATATTCATTAAATTATATTTTTTGTTATATATAAAATATAAAGCTCTCTAAAAACTTTTTCTGTTCTTATCATAAGAAACTATATGAAACAACTTTTACTTTCTGAAAAATGGCGTCCTAAAACAATAGACGATTTAATACTCTTACCAAGAATCAAAAAAGTTTTTGAGAATGGATTACAAGAAAATATAATTCTATACGGTCATTTTGGTACAGGAAAAACATCCTTAGCCAGAATATTAATTGGAAAATACTCTAAGAATTCTCCTAAATTAGAATTAAATTCATCTTTCTATACATCAATAGATGTGCTTAGATCTAAAATAGATGATTTCTGCTCTACTGTTTATATGGGATTAGATTTGGCGTCTGACGTTAAATCTGATTCTATGAAATATGTATTTTTAGATGAATTTGATAGAACTTCTAAACAATATCAAGATGCATTAAAGGCATATATAGAAGAATACTCTGCCAAAAATGTAAGGTTTATTTTAGTTACAAATCATATTAACAAAATATCGCCCGGTATATTATCAAGGTTTTCAAGTGTAAATTTTGACTGCCAAGATGCTTCAGAAGAAAAAATGTTAAAAACTTCTTTGTATAAAAGAATACAGGAAGTAATAGCACCAACAGAAGGTTTTGAAATATCGAAAGAAGATTTAGTAAAAATAATTAACAAAAATTTTCCAGATTTTAGACAAACTTTAATAGCTATCGACCACTTTAGAAGAAATGGTGAAATTTCATCTAATTCTAATATTGATATAAAGAAAAAAGAAGAATTATTTAAAATCGCTTTAAATGATGGTAAATCATTTGATGAAATATACCATTATATAATGGATAATTTTACTGCTGAAAAAGTTGATGAAATGATTTCACTTTTAGGAAAACCATTTGTTGATTATGTAATTACTAATCAACCAAATAAGATAGAAAAACTATTCGAAGCTTGTGCTATAATAACTGATCATAGTAGATTATTAGAAACAAATACAGATCCTCTTATATTAGGCATAACTGTATTAGATAGAATAAGGAAAGTTTTTAATTAATATATAATCTATGTTTGACTATATAGATTTTTATATTACAAATCCAACTGATCCTGCTTATAACCAATATGAGTTGGTTGAAGATGATATAATTAATGTTATATTACAAAAATATAAATTAATATTATTTACCAATAAAGGTGATGTAATGGGTGACCCTAATTTTGGAGGAGATTTAGAATATCTGTTATTTCAAACAAAAGTATCAAATGATTATGTTAAAAATTCAATAATAACACAAATAAATACGTATATACCTGAACTAATTAACATGAATTATTATATTGATGTTGTGTTTACACAAGATCCATATAATTATTACGATACTATGTATATTTTCTTTAAATTAGCAGACTATGAAGTTTATGCACAATTTGGTAATTCTATTAATTAATATATAATTAATGAAATATCTAAAACTTTTTGAAGAAATTAACACTGAAAGAATATTAATTATAGTTGATGTTCAAAAATCTTTCAAAAAATTTTTTACTGATAATTATTTAAATCAATTAAATTCATATTGTCTGGATTTTGACAAGGTATATCAGGTATTTGATAATCATCATGAAGGTAAAAATCCAGATAAAGATTATCTTTATGATAATAATCCGGATATTGAAAATGTTGATGATTTATATAAATTCAATAATCAAGTTGATAAAATTGAAAAAAGGTATAATTACGATGTAGATGCAGATTTTTATAAAAAGATTTTATCAGAAGAAACTTACAATCAAATAAAAGAAAAGGAGAAAAATAATTCTCTAAAAAGAGGAAATTATTTTTCAACAACAGAAGGAACTATAATTGTTTATATAGGCAATAATCATCAATGGTTTCATTTACCTAAAAAATTATATGACTTATTCAAATCCATAAAAGGTGAAGAAATAGTAATTGTAGGTGGTAGTGAAGGTGAATGTATATTAGATGTAATGATTTCTGCAAAAGCACTTGGATTAAAAATATTTAAAAATGATAAA